GCGCTTTTCAGCGTCCTCCAGCCTGTGGAGAACGATCCCGCAAGCGCTTCGAAGGTTGATTTACTGTTCATTGAAATGCGCCTCTATCTCAGCGACCGAGATTTCAGCCACGCCGAGCGGAGCCTGTTGAGAGTGCCCGTGTTCAAGCGCCGCCGCGTAGGGGAGGTTGTTCGAGATGTGGATTTGCTTGAGGGCGCGGTATGCCGCGAGAACTATCGAACCTCTCATCATGGAGTCGTTGACCGTGTTTTCCGTTGTCGTCTCGTCCGCGCCGCCGATGCCTACCATCCAATTGGCCCGGAAGCGGCCCGTATCGACCGGGCTTTTCATAGTCACCTTTTTGAGCAGTTCGAGCGCGATCTTGCGGATAAAATTCGGGGCTTGCTCTTTCTCAAGAGACGTTCCCCATCGCGTCAGGTCGATTGAAAACTGCTTCGCGTTCGCCACGTCCTCACCTCCTCAGCTGGAGGTCGTAGTACAGCGCTTCGCCGCCCGGTTGGAACGGCTCCGAGCGGATCACCCGGTACCGCTCCGTCTTCACGTCGACAAAATCTCCGGCGACAGGCGCGGATTCGATGTCCGCCGCGAGCATAAGTTTCACGTCTCCCGCCTGTATCGTCGTGCCGTCCACCAGGTGCGCGGCGTAGGAGAGCAAAAGTCCTTTCCCTTGATAACTTGCTTCCGTCTGCGCCGGAGGGTCCCATGGATTCGTAGGCGTTGCCTGTTGAATACGCACCAAGGCGATCGCAGCCCCGAATTTTCTCAGTGCCGTAGTCGCCTTGTCCGCCTTCGCTTGCCAGTTCATTACGCCCTCACCAGCCGCAGACCACCGCCGGAGAGGCACGGGCGAAGCAGTCCTTCGATCATGTCGTACCGCGTGCCCGCAGGCGCTCCCGCCGCGTAGGTCGTGGAGATGGGGCCTATCGTCTCTTGAATAACCGCCCCCCCGCGCTCCATGTCCGGCATGAGGTCCGTACCCTGGAAGGCTCTCAGAGCGGCCTCGCACGTGGCGTACTTCACGGCGTCCGGAACGCCCTTGATAACGAACCCGTCTTCGTCTATGGCGTCCCAACGCGGCCACGTCAGCGCCTGAGACGCGCCCTGCCGCCGACCTCTGAAACGACCGTTGTACTTCCGGTCTATGAACGCCGTCGCCTTGCGGATCGCCGTTTCACGCGCCGCGATGTTGTCCGCGTCTTCGTCGTCCACCACCCACGCGCTGTTCCCCATGTCGGTGTGGTATCCGTCGCAGTCTTCGAGGGATACATAGGCGTTAGCGTTTGACAGTCCGCTTCCGTCCTCCACTACGAGGCTCATCCAGCGTCACCTCCTCTGGAGGTTCCGTTTCTTCTGCGACTGGTTCCGGCTCTGCGTACAGCTCGTGCTTCGTTCCGTCGAACTCCGACGCGGCAAGCAGCGCCCAGCCGCCTTTGAATTTGATTTTTACGTAGTCCACCATTCCTTCACCGCCTCGATACAAAAAAAGAGAGGGGCGTTAGCCCCTCCCCTTACTGCACGGCCCGAACGGCGAGGTTCGGGTTCAAGACCTGTACACCCCACAGAGCGTCGAGGGCGACTTTGACCGTGGACGTGTTCCCCTCGTACCAGAGACGGCTACGGATGGAGAGATTCGTCACAGGGTCGGCAACGGTAGCGATCTGCGCACCGAGGCGTCCGCCCATATCGCTCAGAGGAGCCATAGCGAGCGCGAAGGCGTGACGATGGAACGCGAGGCACTGATTCTTCGTCGCCCCGGTTCCGGAGGGGAGAATCATCGTCACTATCGCGTCCGCAAGCCCGGCCTTTTTGATCGCCGGGTACACTTTCGCCGTGATGCTGTTGGAAGCAACGGTCGCGGCCTCGGTCAAGACGTACTGCTGTTCGTCGCCGGTGATCTTGACGATGTCGCCGACCTTGAAAGTCTGCCCGTCAGTGAGGGACTTGATGACGAACTGCGTATCTCCTACATCGATGTTTGCGTTGAGCGCTCCGGCAGTGTCGGCGGCGGTCCCGGAAAGATGCGCGGGGGTATTCTGGTTCGCGAAGAACTCGAACCCGTAGCGCGTCCCGAGAGTGCCGCGAAGCTGCGTATCGACTCCCACGTTTCCGGCACCGTCCGCAGTAGCGAACGCGGTGAGCGCGAGGAGACCTGCTTCCACGCTGCCGTCAACCATGAAGTGAAGGTCGTTCATCGGCACCTTGTTGTTGAAAAGAGCCTTGCGCACGCCGGTGATGTCCGCTACTACGGGCGTAGAGCTGATAGCCTCTTTCCAAGGGATTTTTGCGTACAAACCGACGAGAGATAGGTCAATGGCGTCCGCAAGCGCATAGGCTGCGGGCGCAATGTGATCGTTGATAATCCGATCCTTGGTGAAGGTCAGCTCCTTGTCCGTGAGCGCGAACTTTACTTCCTTCCACGTGTCGAGCGTGATGCTCACGTTCTCCGGGGTGACCGCCTGAGTGGTGCCGCCGGTCGTGGTATTAACTTCCGTCGCCTCGAAAACCGAGGGACGGGTGATGTTGATTACGCTCCCCTTCTGCTGCGGGTTGGGGTCGTATCCGCGATGGACGCGCCCCGCCATGCCGAGAGCCTTGTTGAGCGCGATGAGCGCTTCCTGTGCGTAGAAAATCGGATCGTAGTTGCCGAGTGTATTACTCATTGAGTGTTACCTCCTGTTTTTTTTGTGTGTGTTATTCCGGGGCAATCTGAAGTTCCTGTCCGGCCTTGGTTGCCGCTTCCCGAGCGGCGCGATACTTCATGGGGTCTCTCGCATCCTCGCGGGAGAGGATGAAAGAACCGGGACGCACACTTCCCCTGTTCGCGGGCGTTCCGCTTCCGGTCGTGCCGGTACCCTCGAAGGCGCGGCTGAAAATCTCCGACTCGCGCATTTCCGAGACGAAATCCTTGATGCCGAGAAATTCACCTTTCGCGTTCATCCTGGGAGAGCCGTCGGTCCCGATGACGCGGACCTGATACTTGCCGTCCTCTTCAATGACCTTGACGGCGCTCTTGACGTGGGGAAGGAGTAGCTGCGGGATTCCCTTCGCCGCCGCTATCGCTTCCGTAGCAGCCGCGTCCACGAGGTACGATTCCAGCGTGCCCTTCATCTTCTGTACGGCCTCGTCGCGGGCGCTGAGTTCCTTCTTGTGGCTTTCGAGGAGTTGAGCCTTGAGCTTTTCCCACTCCCCTTTCTGCTCCAACTTGCTCTTTTCAGACTCCTCTTGAGCCTTTACCAGCTCCGCTATTTCCTCCGGGCTTTTCCCAAGCCCCTGATACTGCTTGACGGCCTTTTCGTAATCACTGCGCGCCTTGCGCTCCTTTTCGAGAGCGCTCTTCAGCCCGCTCGTGTCCTCGATGCCGTCCACTCCAAGGACGAACGCGCCGTCCTTCTCCTCGTACAGCCCCTTGATTCCCTCGTCGAGGCTCTTGTGTTCGTCCGCAGTCAATCTCAGTTTCAACGCCATGTGAAAACACCCTCCCGGTGTGGTAAAAGCTCTTCCGCATCTCACGGAAGGCAACAAAAAAGCCGCCTCCGAAGAGACGGCCTGATTTGTGGTGATTAAAAGCCTGTCCACGAGTCACAAACGAACTTGCGGCTCGTGGAGCAGGCATAAAAAAGGCCGCCTCTGGGGAGACGGCCACAACCCGGCGTCAAGGTAGCGATTGCCCGGCGCGGGGTTAGACTTATGCCGATTCGTATATATCCTTGAATTCATCAGGGCTGCAAGGAACAATCATGTCGTTCTCATACTTGATGACGAAGTCTCCGGGGTTGACTTGGATCGCGCCTCCGAAGCAATCAATGAACATGTGGCGTTGCCCATCATTTCTTACACCGAAGAAGACTATACTTTCCTTGATAGCATCAGCGAACCACTCCGGATCTTCGATCTGATCCGTACCGCCGGTCCACTGAAACGCTTCCACGACTATCGGCTTCTTTCTGTAAAGAGCCATGCGTCCTCCTTGTTTATATCGATTTCCTCAACTGTTCCAGCGTCAACGGGTTCCCGCGCTGGTCCACCATGTCGCGCACACTTATCTTTCCCTGCCTCCATAGTTCGGCGCGCCCTTTCCCGAACACTTCATCGGCGTATTTGTCAGGCTTGCCGGAGATCCACTTCTCGAACGTCTGACTTTCCGGCACTTGCCCGTCGATACTTGCCCGCGTGGATTCCGGGAACTCGCCAATCGGAATGCCCATTTCGCGGAAGGATTTTGTAACAGGAC